CCACAGTTTGGGTTGGTTGGTTGTGAAATCGTAGTCCTCGTATCGCAGGATGCGGGCGAGGCGGGCCTGCCTGATGGCGTAGTCAGCGGCCATACCTTTGACCGTAAACGCCTTAAGGGTGGAGGCCCAAAGTGCTACTTCATCGGTTAGTCCTTCCAGCAGCTTCGCTGCCGTCTTCGGCCCACACCCAGGCAAGCCGGGGTAGCCATCGGTCGTGTCGCCCGTAAGTATCTGCGTGTAGAACCTGCGGTCGGCCTGCACCTTCGTGATCTCACGGGGCGCGTCGTCCTTGGTTGGATTGAAGAGCCATCCGGGGATTTGCTCCATGTCCTTGTCGATGGACACTATGATCTTCTTCTGACCCTCGAAGCTGTGCGGGCTCGTGGACATGATACCCATGACGTCGTCAGCTTCGAGCCCAGCCTTCACCTTGGTGAGGGGCTTGGCACGGAGCCACTGCTTCATGTGGGCGAGAAGGATCGGTGGGCGCCCCACCTTGCGATGAGCCTTGTAAGAGGGGTCAACGTCCTTGCGGAAGTTGCGCTCGTGCGTGGCACACAGCACGTACTCCTCAGTGGAGAGGCGGGTGAGCAGGGACTTCACGTATGCGTCGGCGTTGGCCTCGGATACGTCAGCGTTGGCCGATACCATCCATGTTCCCGGCGCCTCTGCGCTCTCGACTGAGGTCTCGCCTTCTGCGGCGAAGCGGTAGACGATGATGTCGGCGTCGATCAGGAGTACTGTCATTCAGAGTAAAGTTCCTTGATGCCATACTTGTTACGAAGGTGTTGCTGGTAGTCCGTTGACGAGGGCAACGACGTCGTCCGTGGGCATGTTGATCCACTCGTACTTCCCGTTTCCTCGCAGTGACTTGAGGAGCCGAGCCTCTGCTTCCTTGCAGTTATCGAACCATCTGGTGACACGGAGAATAAAGTCTCTGAAGGGGGAACCACAGTTGTAGATACCAAGCCGCGTTTCAAGATAGGCTGTGCGACCCAACTTACAATAACCTTCCCAAGCTGGGTTAGTAACCACATAAATATATCCTCCATATGAGTTACGAGGTTGGCGGTGGGGCGCCCGGCGAGCCTTAGCCCGGGCGGCGTCGCAACGGCGACACATAGTATGGTGACCGGCGCGCTTCGTACTGTTGAGGCTGAACTCAATAAGTGGCTGTTCCTCCTTACACCTGGAGCACCGCTTAGTGCGTATCGGCCCAGCTATTACCAATGCAGGCGTCGCCCGCAAGTGGGCAGATGAAGTCGTAGTACTCGCCTGCGAGCTTGATTGACTCGGCAGCGGTGGTTGCAACGTAGTTGGCGTGCTCAGGTTTCACTTCCGTCTGGAGTTCGTCATGAATGTTAAGGACGTGTTCGTAGTCAACACCGGGAACAAGTCCGTTGGTCTGTAGCTTGGCGTCGAGGATCACGAGCGCACGCTTCATGAAGACTGCGCCGGCCGACTGCAGCAGAGTGTTGAGTGCAGCGTTGGCCTTGCGGATGGGGAGCCTGCGCCCGTCCAATCCTACGAGGTAACCCACTGCTGCAATCTTTGCTTCCACACGCTCCACCAACTTGGCGAGGGCAGGGACGTTGCTGAGCACGGCGGCGCGGGCAGTTCGCCCCTTAGCCACGGTGCTCTTGCGATCCCCTCGGTGGCCGACCTCGAAGCCGAGCTTCCAATCAGCGGCTCCGTAGATGAAAGCGTAGAACCACGTCTTGGCGATCTCGCGCCCGGTCTTGGTCTTCCCGTCAAACGGATATGCCGCCTGTGGATCAAGACCCAAAGCGCGGGCATTGTCGGAGTGGGTGTCTGTGCCAAGGCTCTTATCTCCCTTAAGGGTCTTCTCGATGTAGGCTCCCCCGTCGAAGGGGTGCATGTAGCCAGCCAAGCAGCGGGCTTCGAGCGCGTCGGCATCGCAGCCCACGAGCTTGTACCCGGGGCGTGCAATGAACAGCGAGCGGAAGGCTTCACCGTAGGGCGAGCCCACCTTCGGCACGTTCATGTTGGGCTTCATGTGCGTCATGCGCCCAGTGACCGCGCCGTTGGTAACCACCTGTCCGTGGATCGCCCCATCCTTGACGTGGCGTAGCAGACCGACCTTTCCGTCGAGAGTGCCGATGCGCTTGGTCACGGTGAAGTACTCGGCCAGCAGTGGTGCCTCGGGGTAGGGCATGGCGCTCAGTATCTCGTCGTCGAGAGTGGGCTTGCCATCCTTGCCGAAGTCCTTGGGGTCCCAGCCGCGCAGCTTTATCAGCCGGTCGGCCACGTCATCGCGGGACTGAGGGTTGAACTCCTCCAAGGAGACCTTGTGCATCGCGGCGCCTGCCGTGTACCCCATCGCCGCGTTGTCACGCTTGGGGACGAAGTACTCGCCGCGCCGGAACCACGGCGGGAAGGTAGACTTGAGTTGCGACTCTAGCTCGTGCCTCTTGCCGATCAGTAGACCGTACAACTTGTTGGCCTTCGCTTCGTCGAAGCCTACGCCCCGGTTCTGCTGTCGGTCCACGATACGTCTCACGTCATGCTCAAGCTGCACGAAGTCGGTGCGGGCGTGCTTGGCAATCATCCCCTCGATGCGCGAGTAGAGGGCATGCGTGACCTCGACGTCTTGCTCGCAGTAGGTCTGCATCTCCTGGCTCCACTCATCGAAGCCACCTTGGTAGTCTCCCTTGTAGTTGCCAAGGCGGTAGCCCCACGCTTCCAGCGAGTAGCGCCCGACCATGCGCCCGGGGAGCTTGCCCTTCTTGACACGCTCGAAGTCACCAGCCTTGATGTCAGACCACAGCACACGAGAGAGGAGCAGGGTGTCCATCAGCGTGGCCTTGGTCTCGAAGGTGGGGTAGACCTTCTTGATAGCGGGCAGGTCGAAGGACACGATGTTGTGGCCGATGAGCACGTCTGCGTTGGCGAGGAGGTCAAGGCCCCACGCAAGCTCGGTCTGATAATCTCGGTATGACCACACGTCCCCGGTATCAATGTCCTTGATCACCAAGCAGTGCAACCGCTCGGTCTGCTCAAGGTAGCCGTTCGTCTCTACGTCGAACACAAGGCGCATGGCCTCTCCTTCTTGTTATTGCAGTGTTGGCTTGATCAGACGCTCGATGCTCTGCTTGATCTGCTCCCAATCGAGGGCGCTGAAGGACAAGTGCATGCCGTTGTCGTTGTTGGTCATGACGATGTACTTGCCCTTGTTGGGGCCTTCCCATCGTTCGATCCGAAGGTTCATCATTTAGAAGTTATCTCCTACTTGTGCCTCGGCTGGTTGCTCTGGCATCTGCGCGAACGGGTCGTCCTCACACTCGGACATGCGCCCAGTGTCAGCGTCGTATGCAAGCCACCCCGCCTCGCCGGTCTCGCCGCTCCAGCGGTTCTTCAGTATGCGGATGGTCGTAATGTTCTTGTGGTCCTCGTCCTGCTGGTCACGCTCCAAGCCGATCACTGTGTCTGACAGTTGGGCGATGGCGTGTGAGCCGCGCAGTTGTGAGAGCGAGACACGAGCACCTTCCTCGTGGCCCTTGTCGCCGGATGGGCGCTTCAAGTGAGAGATCACATGGAGCGCGATGTTAGTCTCCATCGCCGCAGACTTGAGCTTGGTCATGAGGTTGTCGATCATCCGCCGCTCGTCGCCGCCCTCCTCGCCCGACACCACGATGCTGATATGATCGAGCACCACGATGTTGCAGCCGCAGCCCTTCGCCATGAAGCGGATGCGCCCGACGAGGTTGTCGATGTTGGTGGAGCCGAAGTGATCGTAGAGATAGACGCGGCCAGTGCCGAGGGTGGCGTCGTATGCAGCCTGCCGTTCGCCAGCGGAGAGGTCGTTCCACACCTGCTTCTTGAAGGCAGGGCGGTTGATAGCGAGGCCCATGAGGCCACGGCCGGCACGCTTGGTGCTCTCTTCGAGGCGGATGATGCCAAGGGTGTGTCCCCGCTTGAGGGCGTCGAACTCGACCTCTCGCACCACTGCAGACTTGCCAACGCCTGAGCCTGCAGTCCACATGATCACGTCACCGGGGCGGTAGCCCTCGGTCATTTCGTGAAGCTTCTTCCACGGCAGTTCATAGGCGAACCCCGTATCGTCAAGCATGATGGTGTCGGCAAGGTCGGTGCCGTTGATGATGCCGTCAGGGCGGAACACCTTGGCGCCGAAGATGGCGTCCACCAGTTCCGGCACGCGGCCGGCCTTGAGCATGTCGCTCGCGTCCTTCACGGGCAGGTAGGCGATCTTGCACTTACCGGGCTCGAAGAGGATGGCACACTCTTGCGCTGCCTTGCGCCCTGGCTCGTCCTGATCGAAGCACAGCACCACCTCCTCGTAGCC